TGCGCTGTGGAGCGTTTGCGCCACCCGCCAACAGGCCGCAGCGTGTTCTCGTACCAGCGCACCAAGTTGGCGTCATACCAGCGGCCAGCAGCTTGGTACTCCGTGCCATTGCGGTAGATGCCTGGTGGAAGTTTCAGTGGAAGGTACATGGCTCAACTCGGTAGGTTCGACACGAATGTCATGGTGGCAATGGCCGATGGAATGGCAGGCCGTGTGGGGCTGGTGCCAGCAGGGAATGCCTCAAGACTTACATCGGTGCTGGTCACGCAGCCCACGACTTCGATGTAGTCACCGGCCACCATCTCAACAAAAAAATTCAGCGCCGCAATGATGTGGCTTGGGTCGCCCGTAGACTTACGGGCCGCAATGTGAAACCGGCTGTTGCTGTCGGCAATGTTGGTGCCGTTCTTGCGGAACCAGATGTCAAAGTCTTGCCCGTCATTGCTGACGTTCTTGATCTGCAAAGAGAACTGGACGTTCCAGATTCCGTCCACCGCCACCGTCAGGCGCGAGTCGCTGGCGACTGTCACGCCATTGGAAATGTCGGTGGTGCCGAAATACACCGGGTAAGCCGTGGTGGTGTTGGCGGCCACTTGGTCGATGCTGCTGTGAAAAGCACCATGTGGGGTGTTCAAAAACTTGCCGCCTTGTGGGCCGAACAGTGCACCCAGCACGCTGATCGTCTTGCGGAAATAGGTGTTCAGGGCACCGTAGTTTTCACTGAAGTGCCTGCGCTCATACACCTCCGGAGCAAAACCGAGGCTCGGAATGGATGGGGTTTCTAATTGCTGCTTGACGTTGGCCATGCCGCAATTATTCCACCTTATGCCATGTCGAGGCCGACCTTGCGCACATCCTCAACCCTGCGGCCCCATCCCTTGCCAAATGTTGGCCAGGTTGGCAAGTCCATCAGGAAGGACAGTCTGCGCTTGGCATAGTCGTCAATCAACTGCTTGGGATCGAACGCAGCGACAGCCGCCAAGGTCTTGGGGCCGATGCCGCCATCAGGCTCGACACCGACAGTGGCTTGCAGCCACTTGGCAGCGCGGCCTGGGCCTGAGTTGATGGCAGCGTCAAACACGATGTAATCCACGCCAGATGGCAGGTCATCACCCTTGATCTTGTCCCAATACTTGCGCTTGTACAGGGGCGCAACGTCAGCAGGCGTCAGGGCACGCATCACCTTCTCATCCACCGGGTGGCCGCAATGCTCCTCCCAGACTGCCTTGGTGCAGCCGAGGTTGGTCATGCCACCTGGGTCAGACGGATGGTTAACGAAACCGCCCTCGTGCTTCAAAACGTGCTGTAAAGCCTCTGCAAAGTTCTCTCTCATTTCACTGGTCCTGTCTTGGAAAGTAAATCAGTCTTGGCTTGTGAGCCTGCGGAACTGCCGAAATAGTAGGCAATGATGCCTGTCCATGCCGTGCCAAGTGACCCCAGCATCATGAGGATAGCGGGGTTGTTGCTGTCCACCTGACCGATGAACATCATGATCAGGATGCCAAAAAACCCAATGGTGACAGCGCCAGCCAGCAGTGGCGGCATCATGCTGCGGGTGGTGGCCTGCATCTCTCTGGCTGACTTGCGGTCCTCCACTTCCAGCTTTTCAAAGTTCAGGCCAAGTTCTTGCGCCTGCTTTTGCAATTCGATCTCAGCGATCTTGACCTGGGCGATCTGCTCGGCTGTCAGCTTGTTGTTGCTGATCATGTCGCCCACCTTGTCTGGGTCCACGCCGATGGCCTTGGAGATGGCCGACACGGCCATACCGGCCAGTGGGCCACCCATTGCTGTGGCGATGGTGGGTGCGATTTGTTTAAGCCATTCCATATCAATTGCCCCTTTTGGTCAACATTGCTGAAGCGATCTCCAGCATGAATTTTATTTGCTCTAAGTTCTCTGGCTCCTGCGGCCAACCCACAGTAACCTGCCCCACAAACCTCGGACTGTCTGGCGGAACACTGACTCGGCAGGTATACCCCACCCCTTTTTCGATGTACCACAAGCCCACCTCAGACTGAGCGTAGCGGTATTCCCCGCAAGGGATTTGGTTGGTCATCAGCTTGACCACATCGTTGTTGTTGGGCGTGCTGTGCGTGAACAGACCAACGTCTATGTCGTCAATGCTCTTGTCCCGGCCATCCTTGGTGTATGCCTTGTAGACCACACGCGAGTTAAACAGTGGGTTGACCTTGAAGATCGCCACGGCAGCAGCGCCCGTTTGCTTGAACAACATGGCACTGGCTTCGTCCGCCCTGGCCGTGTTGATCTCGGGCAGCTTCTTGGACTCCTTGTAGGCATCCCTCATGAACTCTTGGTTCTGCCAAAGGAAGTAACCAGAGAAGGCCACCACACCCATCAGGATGACAGCGAACAGCTTGAATGGGCTGTCCACATAGGACAGCACCTTGTCGATGATGGTGTCGGCCTTTTCGGTCATTTGCGGATGTACATCATGTAAATGTAAGCACCATAGATCAGCAGGGCTGCAAGGACCAAGGTGGCCAAGCCGATGGCGATGTATTCGGCCAATGCCTCGCGCTTGTTCTTGCGGATGATGGCCGCACGCTTGGCAGCCTCTTGGGCCTCACGCCTGCGCCTGGCTGCTGCTGCTTGGAATTTGACCCAATCGTCCCACATGCCTGGGCGGCCTGCGTAGACCATGGACTCGCGCAGGTGTTCTTCCTGCTGCTTGAGTTGCTCGAGCGCCATGAATTCTTCCATGTCGCTGCGCTCGGCACCACCAGCGGCTTTGCTGGTGGCCTTCTCTTGAATCTTGGCTTTGTTGTCAAAGTAATCGAAGACCCGGCCACCAAGGGATGACAACTCTTTGCCATTGGCCAGGGCAGCTTTGATGACGTTGAATGCTGCGTTCGCAGCGGCAAGTTCGGCAAGCATTACAGATTCCTCAACAACTGGATCACGATGTAAGCACACCAAACGGTCATCGCCACCACCAGGGCTGCCGCAATAAATGCAACAGCCCAATCTCTCATTTCAATATCCAGACAGCGGAGAAGATAGTCCCGGCCATTGACAGCAACATGACACCGGCTGTCTTCATCAAGATGGCCTCAATGCGTTTGAGCCTGGCATTGATCTGGTCATAGCGAATACAGCAGATTTCCTCATGCGTTGACAGTCTCGCCTCTGTCGCGTCTATCGTAGTCATACTGCACTACCTCATGGAACTGATGGGGTTGTTGTGTTGTTGGTTGTGGTTTCGGTGTTGGTCACCACAGTTGGAGTAGCCGTATTGTCAGTAATACCGCCACCAGCAATGCGACCACTGTTGCCAGAGTTTGACCCACTGTTTGCTCCAATGCTGTAAGAACCTGCACCGATAACACCGTTACCGCCGATGGTAGTGACATTGGCTGCTGGTGCTTGAATCTGGGATGCCATGCCGACAAAGGCTTGGTTGGTGCTGACAGCCACAGCGGTAGCGTTGTCAGACTGACGCATGCCCAAAGCAGTCTGTTTGCCAACAGCGTAGACCTGAGTCACTGTAGGCAACAACAAACCTGTCCACTGCAAAGCATAGTCAGCCCAAGACTTTGGAGCATTGATCTGAGCGTTCTGCTGACCACCACCCATTTGCAGGGACATCACAGCAGCAACCTTGGCAGTTGTGTCACCTTGCTTGGCAATGTCTGCCAAAGCCTGATAACGGGCTGTCTGAGCCGCTGCTTGTGCTTTGTGGGCATCAGCATAGGCTGCGTATTCAGCAGTCGCACAGCCTGTCAGGGACATTACTGCAAGCAGTGGTGCAATCATTCTCATGGCTGGCTCCAAGGCAATGGTGGTGTGACGATGGGAGGGTTGACCTGATTGGCAATTTGGGTGTCGATGTTGGCTTCAGTAGCGTCTTTGTCAACACCAGCGTTCCAGCACCAGCCCAGAACCTGATCCTGCGTCAGGTCGGCATAGGGCGTGAAGTCACCTTCAGGCTGACCGAATGAGCAAGTGCCGTAGACAGTGGCGTTGAACGTACCGTCTGTGCCGTTGCAGCGCCAGTGGGCTGTGATAACGACATCGGTCAAGCTGCCCTCAGTGGGCTTGCAGTCCATTGCTTCAATGATCCAAGTGATTGTGTTCATGATGGTTCCTTAGTTAGATTCGAGGGCTGCAACACGGGCAGTCAGGTCGGCAATGATGGCTTGCTGTTCTTGAATGGCCTTGATAAGCATTGGAACGAACACGCTGTAACGCACCGCTTTTGTTTCATCCTCAGACTCACCATTGTCAACCAATGAAGGGAACACTTGCGACAACTCTTGTGCAATTACACCAAGTTGCTTTTGTTCATCGCCAATGATGTTGTAGTTGACGATGCGAACATTCATTAGGTCTTGAAGTTTGGGCGTAGCATCAACAACGTTCTCTTTGATACGAGCATCAGAAATAGTTGCGTATGTTCCGTTTCCGTAAACTCTAAATTCACCAGCATTTCCAAAAACTGAAAAAACTCCTGAACTACCGCTTACATTTCTGGATGAATAAAGACCTCCGTCTGCAGCCCAATAACCACCAAAAGAACTTGTTGAAGGGAGTCCACTGGTACGCCCCACCAGCAAATTCCCACTCGAATCCAATGTCATTGCTTGAGTAAAGCTAATAGCGTTACCTGCTGTGCCGGAGGGGGCGTTCAAAAACTTAAACACATTGCCGTCAACTTGCAAAGCAGCGGCTACGTTTGTGGCCTTGTAGCGGAAGTTGCCTGTGCCGTAATAGACGTTACTGCCAAGTCCTGCTTGCGCGGCTGTCCCCCAAACGCCGCCACCAGAGCCAATATCCAATGCCCTTAAAGTGTCCCAAGTACTCGGAGTAACTCCCAAGCCGAGGTTGCCGGAGGAGTCGAGGCGCATGCGCTCGGTGTTGTTTGTGCCAAATAGCAAATTGTTGGCATTGGCCTGAATATATTGAGTTCCTGAAGTTGTCAGAATCTCAATCTTTGTATCAGAGGTGTTTGTTTCAATACGAACTGGAATGCTTGAAGTATCGTAGACACTAAGTTTTCGTGAAGGCGAACTCGTCCCAATACCCAGACCTGTGGAGGTCAGGCGCATTTGTTCGGAGCCGGAAATATTCCAAAACTGATACGTTGCTGCCCACTCTTTCGCTGTGGTGCTTTGCACCAATAGCCGCCCCACATTTGGAGCCGCAGATGCCCCGCCGAAAAGAATAATGCCAGCGCCTTGGTTCTCAGCGTTTGAGCCGTGAATTCTCAAGTATTGGGCGTCAGAGGAAAGACCTAAAAACTTTGATGCGCCTCCGTTACCTATCGAAACGCTTTGAGTCGTTGCCAGCACGCTCCCATCAAACGTCAGCGCACTCCCCGTGGTCAGGACTTTGGAGCCGTTGAGGTAGGCCACGCCGTTGGCTGTGCCGCCTGAAAGCGTGACAGCGCCTGATGCGGCCAATGTGGTGAATGCGCCAGTGTCTGGTGTGGTTGCGCCGATGGCTGTCGCATCAATCGTGCTGGATGCACCAGTCAGCACCAACGTGCCTGCGACCTTCAGGCTCTTGCCAGAGCCGACATTCAGGCCCACGCTGGTGCCAGTTCCATCGTCTTTGAAAATTGCGTCGATGGTGTCCAAGTCGGTGTTGATCTTGGTTCCCCAGGAATCTGTGGAAGCACCTACCTCTGGTTTGGTCAGCAATAAGTTGGTCGTCGTGGAGTCAGCCATATTTCACCTCATGCGGCAATTTGCCAAGTTTCTGAATTATCGACGATTGATGTCCAGCTTTCACTGCTGTCGGCAATCGCATCCCAAGTTTCGGAGGTGTCATTCACAGGCGTCCACACCTCATCATTTTCTGCAATTGGCGACCAAGACTCAGCCGTGTCACCCTCTGCAATCCATTTCAAATTGCCAGCCACCGCCATGCCCGACTCGGCAGCAATCAGCAGCACGCCATCCGTCACACGCGCCGCATCCACCGACACCGACGACTCAGCAGCAAACGTCACCGACTGGTTGACCACCACACTGGTGCTCACCGTCATCACGCCAAAGTCTTCGATCAGGATTTGGATCAGCGGCACCCGCACCGCATTGATGGCCATGGCGCTGGCGTCCACCGCAGTCGCGCTGCCGATGGCCACACGCAGTGCCGCAAAACTCACGCTGGAGGCGCTGGAGGCCGTGGCCGCACCTATGGCATACCGCAAGCCCGAAACAGCCACTGTGGAGGCGCTGGAGGCCGTGGCGGCAGTGTCTGCCACGCGCTGCGCAGATGCAGACGCGCCGCTGGTCGATGCCACCGAAAATGAGGCGTCCTTGATGACGTTGGTGGCCACAGCCACCGTGCTGGCCGCAGAAACAGAAAACGCACCTATGCAGATGCGTTTTGCTGTGACAGCCACCGTGCTGGTGGCTGCCATGGTCGCGGCAGTGAGGCTTACACCATACGAATAATTGCCGAGTCCGTATGGGCCAAGACCGTATGCAGCCATGTCATGTCAAAGTGACGTCGAGGTCGCCAGCAGGAATGCGCAGCACATCGCCATCGTTGATGGTGCGTGCTGTGGTCAGTGCCGCCCAGGCCAGCATGTTGCCGCCTGTCTCAGCATCAAAAATCGCAGCCCAGCCAATCGAACCCCAATTGCCGCCAGATGCCGCAGCAAACTCGATGGCCGCAGCGTTGGTGGCTGTGGTGGGCGATGTGCCCGAGATGCTCATGGTGCCCGTGGCCTTGCGCACGTAGGCGTTGCCGGTCACCTCAGTGCCGCCGCCAGTGTCAGAAGGCGCAGCCGTGAACAGGCCCACATACCAAGCTGTCGGGCGTGTGGCGCTGCCGGATGTTAGCAGCCAGGTCAGCACCAGGCTTTCGGTGTAGTCGGTAAAAGATGACATGGCTTTGGTTCCTTATCCAAAAGTTTTTGCGCGGGTCAGCAAGGTGCCCCCAGATGACGCACCCCGATCATCGGCTGTGCGCAGATCATTCAAGGCACGCTCGTACAGCGTTGCCCATGTCTGAATTCTCGCATCGTCTTGCAGGTAAGGCGCAGCTTGCAGCAGCGCACCGTACAGATAAATGTCGGGGCTGGAGGTCAGCAGCCAGTTGGTGGTCACCGTACTTGACAACTTCGTCAATTTGGCGAAATAGGTCAACTCGGTGGTGTAGGTGCTGTCAGGTGTTGGCAGGATGCGCAACTGGTTGCCAACCACACCAAAAAACTTTGGCTTGCCGCTGGCTGTGTAGCTGGACGACTGCTCATCCAACAGATCAATCGTCAGGAACGACAGAGGCGTTGGTGGGTTGGTGCTGGTCAGCTTGAGCGACTTGACTTCCAAGAAGTCAGAAGGCACAGCGCCATACTGCTGGTCAAAGGACGCATTGGCCCGAACAATCATCTGGCGGGTGCGCAGCGTGCGCTCGATCTGCGCTTCTGCTAGGCTGATGAAGTCGGGGATGGTGGCCGACAGGTCAGACCTGTTGAGCCAGTCCCCGATGGATGTCTGCAACTCTGCGTATGTGCTAAGTGCCATTTTTCGCCTCTTTGTCCAGTTCCTCTTTCACGATCCATGTGTGGTCGTGTCGGAATTCAAACGTGCCAATGTGCCCAATCTCCTTGGACACATCGTGGTCGATGTAGACCTTGTACCCGAGTTCTTGCGCCTTCTTGCAGAAGAACACATCCTCGCCCATGTAGCCCCGAGTCGTCTGCCATGGCATGTCGAACCATGGCTCGGACATACCCTCAAACACCTCACGCTTGATCAGCATTATGCCCGTGCCAATGCTGCCCACCTCTTGCAAACCAGTCGATTCGGGCATGGTGTACACAGGCACGCGCTTGCCGTTCTCGTCGTAGTTCTGCGCCGTGGGGCCAGTGGGCATTCTGCGCCGTGCGCAGTTGGCTGCCACGATCTCTTTGTCGTGCGCCAAGAGCCGACCCACCAAGTCCTGTGGAAAGGTCATGTCGCTGTCGATGAACAAGACATGCGTGCATCCCTCTCGCATCGCATCCAGGCAAAGGTCGGCCCTTTGGTTTTGGAGGATGGTGCCCTGCATCAACTTCAAACTGATGGCGTCATCGGTGTTGAGCGTGTGATACGTCACCATGTTGACTAAGCAATAGCAGTAGTTGGTGTGAACCTGATCTCGGGCTGGGGTGCAAACAGCGATGTAGTTGCTCATACTTTTCCTGGGCGTGTCCTAAAAAATTGATTGTCAGAGTCGTTAAGCCATTTCTTCATGTACTCCTGATCATCAATCTTTCCCTCGGCCTTCATCTTGTAATACAGCGCCTCGGGAATGCTTGCGATCAGGTGCCACTCACCTGACCAATTGGCTTTCTCGTCAACTGCATTGTAGATTGCTTTGTTGGCCTCGATCACAGCCGTAACGTCCTGCTGCGTCTCAATCGTCACATCACCTGTTTCAGCGTTCTCATGCCAAAAGCGTGTGATGCCTTGCTGCTCGTTTCGGTCGAAAAGTCTTTTGTGGATCATCTTAAAAAAAAGGCCAGGTTTCCCTGGCCTTTTCCGTTGGCTTCAAATCAAGAAGTAACCAAGTCAGCGGCCAAGCCGTGAGCGTTTTCAGCAGTCACTTTGTGACCCCATTCAACGATCAGCATGCGCTTCTCGGCGTCACCTGTCTTGGCCAGTTCGACTTGCTGGTAAGGACGCAGCACGGTCATCTTGGCGTAGTCAGGATCGATCACCCAGGCGTCACGCTCGCGTTGGAACCTGTTGGCAATAACTTGCACGTTCCCGAAATCTGAGACATAAATATCTACAGCGCCTACTAAAGTAGCAGGTTTTGCACCGCCATCGATATTAAAGCGTGAAGAAGCGATACCGGAGAAACCAGACACGCGCTGCTTGTTCACAGGACCGCACATCAGGATCTTCGGAGTGCCGCCAGCAGTCCACACCTTTTGGATGACGTTCTTCAGGATGGTTTCAGTGAAGGTGCGGACGTTACCGTCTGTACGGGCACTGTTTGGCAGGGTGGTGTAGGAAGGATCAGCACCGTTGGTCTGCTTGTCGGTGTTGGTCTTGACAAAGGCACCCAGCGAGGCAGTGGCGCGTGCAGTGGTGGAATCACCCGCCACAGCAATAGCGCCGTTCAGCATGCTGAATTCTTGGTCACGCTTCATCTCAGCGCCACGCTTGGCGATCTGGTAGGCCAGTTCCGAACGACGACCAGCCTTGTTGACCACTTCTTCAGTGGCCGACAAGATGATTGTCTTGCGGCTGATCTGTGCGTAGTTTTGCAAACGCACGGTGGCAGTGACAGCATCAAAAGATGCAACGTCATCACCTTCCAGTTGAGCATTGGCAGCGGCTGCGGCCAATGTGTCGGTTTGCCACTCATACAAGCTGTTGGACACGTTTTCACGGCCAATGTTGCTCATGTAAGGGGTTTCTTCGGGTGCAATGTTTGTGATCACATTGGACAGGTCTTCACGGATACCCTTGGCAGAGTAGGTGGTGAAGGTATTGGCGACGATAGTCATGGTGTTACCTCAGTAAAAGTTCAATGGCAGAAGCCGCATCATCGACGCGACCAGTTTTTGCAAGACGCTGCTTTGCCCTCGTACTCTCAGTTGTTGTCGAAACCCGACCCGCTGCACCAGGCTTGGCAGGTCGTGGGCCATTGTTCACAACAGGCTTGATGCCTTGGCGCTTGCTCATCATCTGGTCGTACAGCCCTGCCTTACGCAGGAGCAACACCAGACGGTGGTCATAGACGCTTTTCAAGTCTTCTTCAGAGAAACCTGCCGCCTTCGCAGATTCAACCACCAGCGCCTTTTCGGCCTTTGCCTTCTTTGGATCTCTCCACTCCGGCAAAGCTGCCAAGAGCGCATCTTTCTGGCTGGAAAGCTGCTCCTCCATGGCACGCTGCTGTTCATACTGAGAGAGTTGAGCCAGCCGCTGCTGTTCAGCCTGAATAGCAAGGGCTTTCTCTTGTCTCTCTCGCATGACCTCTTTTGTCCGCATCCACTCGATTGGGTCTTCATGATAAAGACGGTCCAGATCGACTTGCGGCTCGGTAGCTTGAAGTTGTGCTTGCAATGCACCCAACAATTGAGCGTACTGCTGACGCTCGGCCCGAACTGCCTGCGTTTCTTGCTCGACTTGCTTGCGCACCTCGGCAATCTGCTGCGTTTTTCGGGTGTAGTCCTGGGTCCGTGAGTAACCGTTTTGGAGTTCCTCCAGGGTCACAGCGACTTCCTTGCCATCAACCTTGACGGTGAAAGTCTGCGCCTGTTCTTGCTCCTCCGATTCCTCGCTTTCCTCGGACTGTTCCTCTGCGGATTCCTCCTCTGGCGCGTCTTCCACACCAGGGGATTCCTCCTCAGAGGCCGCTGTCTCGGTGTCCTCTTGGGACTCCTCGACTGGCTGCGTCTCGTCAACTTCCGCTTGTCCCTGTTCGGGGGCTAACATTGCCGAGATAGCAGTGGCCGCATCGGCCACATTCATTGCTTGAGATTCTGACATCATTTACTTCAAATTAGTTTTTGCGTGCGCTCGGCAGACTTTTGGGCAATCTTGCCGTTGTCCATGATCTTGATCAACTCCTGCCGCAATCCGTCGATGGCCTGCAACATGCACCAAGCGGTTTCGCGCTTGGCCGTTTCTTCAGGCTTGGAGGATCGGAACAGCCAAAGCTGGTCGCCTTCAAGTTTCGCAATCGCAGCATTCAGGGTTTCATCCTCAAGAATCTGCTGGGCCTTGCGGCCCTTCCTAATCGGGTCTTCGTTGGTCACTGTGCCATTCCACTAAGGTTGATGGGTGACGCCATCGGTGCTGTTGGCTGCGGCTGCTGAACAAACTGTTCTGCCTGCTGCTGGGCCAAGAGCGCCTGCTGGCGTATCGCTTCACGATCAATGTTTTGCGCAGCGTTGATTTCCGCTGTGCTGATCTGTGAGTTGTACTTTAACTCAATTTCGTACTTCTTGAGATAGAGGTCTTGCGCCATCTGGTCGCGCTTCAAGTCGTCGTCCATCATCATCTGCTGGCGCTGGAGTTCCAGTTCTGCCGCCTTCTTTTGGATGTCGGCCTTGATGCTCTCGGCCTGCACCTGTGCCAGGATTTCCTCTGGCGTTGGCTTAGGCGCTGGAGGTGCTGGGGGCACGTAGTCGGCAGGGATGTCTTGGAAGTAGCTGGAGGCGTCCTTGAACCCCGACAACTCCACAATCTTGCGCAGCGTGTTGCTGAACTGCTGTGGCGTCACCAGCGGGTTTTGTGGGCCAAGCTGCTGCAAGATTTGCTCTTGCTTGGCCATGATCATCATCAAGGCTTGCAGGCGCTCATTGGTGTCACCGTTGCCCAAAGCAATGTTGATGCTGGCGTCCATGCTGGACTCCCAATGGCGGGGGT